GGTGCTAATTCGGTTGTCATGTGGGCGGCGCCGAATTTGTTGAATACCGTCTACATGGCATTGCACGACAATACGGATAACGAGCGGCATCTGTTCGACACCTCGGCCGGGACCAAGGTCGCGCGGGTCGTTGTGACGGATGCCACGGTGTCACAGGCGGATCTCTCTCCGGCGGCCGGGGTTCCGGTTGTCGGCACTCTCTACAAGGTCGCGGCGGCGCTCGCGGCGGGTGATTTTGCCGCCAGTATCAACGGCGCGGCGGTGCTGACGGACGCGGCCGGCACTTTGCCCACAGTAACCATTATGAGCGTCTGCGGCGGGCGCACGGGCGGGCGCAACGTCTATTTCCGCAAGCATAAGATTGTGCCGCGGCGGATGACTAATGCCGAGCTCGTGACGGAAGCGACATGACTGACATTGTGCGGTCGCGGCCGGCCAATCTGCAATCGGAAACGCGGCCGGCGAATGTGCAGAACTATCGCGGGCCGCGGCCTCCGGCTGCGAGCGTAGTGACGGAAACGGTGTTGTTGCTGGTGAGTGATTTCGCGGTGCGCGACGCGAGCGACGCACAGGATCTTCAATACAAGGGAACGACGGGGACGCTTACGCCATGACTGCGATCTGCAACGTCAATGGCTACATCCCGTCGCTGGTGGCGGTGACTCCGGCGCCGCCTGTCGTCACCTGGGGCGAGGTCGCGCGGCACTTAAGGATTGAGGACGAATCCGAGCGGGCCTTGGTCGAAAGCTATGTTGAGGCGGCGACACTCCACCTTGACGCCGAGTACGGGATCCTTGCCGGGTTCACTCTCGGCGCTCAAACCTGGGAGCTCTATCTCGATGCCTTTCCGAGCGGGGCAATCCTCATTCCGCTGTCGCCGCTGATTGAGGTTTTGAGCGTCGGCTATGTCGACGAGGATGGATTCGGGCAAGCGGTCGACGCGCTCAACTATGTCGTCGACAATAAGGGCCGGGATGGTTGGGTAGTGCCAATCGAGGGGTTTAGCTGGCCGTCGACGTTTGCCGGGATTAACGCGGTGACGGTCACTTTCATTGCCGGCAATGTGACGGTTCCGGCGCCGCTTAAACAAGCGGTGCTGTTGTTGACGGGGCATCTCTACGAAAACCGGGAGACGGTAACGCCGCTCACCATGAACGAGATTCCAATCGGCGTTTACAATCTGGTCGCGCCTTATCGGCGCATCTATCTTTAGAGGGGTTCACCATGACTGATATCGTCATAACGCCGGCGAGCGTTGTTCCTGACTCCAATGCGGTCATTGAGACGGGATGGGCCGGCGCGGCAATCGCGGCCGGCCAGGTGGTCTATCGCGCCGATAGCGTCGATGGGCGCTACAATCTCGCGGATAGCAACGTTGACACGCCGGCCGAAATCCATACTCCGCGCGGGATTGCATTGAATAATGCCGCGGCCGGTCAGCCGTTGACCGTCATCAAAAGCGGGTCGGTGACGATCGGCGGGACGCTGGTCGCGAACACGGCCTATTATCTTTCCGATACGCCAGGCGGCATAGCGCCGGTAGCGGATGTCGGGACACAGGAATATCCGACGGTGCTTGGAATGAGCACGTCAACGACTGTTCTGCGCGTTGACATCCAGACCTCGGGCGGGGAATTGCCGTAGCCATGCAAGCCGGCCGGCTGCGCAATCGCGTGATCTTCCAGAAGGCGACGCCAACGTCTGACGATGGCGGCGGGTTCGCCGTTACCTGGGGCGAGGACGTGCAGCGATGGGCCGAGTTCCTAGTCGAACGCGGCTCCGAGCGGATCGAGGCGGGGCGCATATCGGCGGAAATGTCGGGTATCCTGCGGCTGCGCGAGGATGAGGTCACAGCGTCGATAACGCCGCAATATCGGGCTGTGATCGACGGGGAGATGTGGAACATCCGGTCAGTCTCCAACGAAGATCGGCGACACCGCATGCTGACGATGGTTGTCGAGCGCGGACCGGCAACGTGAGCGTGGAATCGGTATCACAGGCGCTGTTTATCCTCTTCCTCGCCGGCATGGTGGTGGCGTTTATATGGATGATATGGCGCGGGTGACGGCAATGCTCGGACTGCTGATCCTGGGCGGTTGCACGGCACGCCATGAGTGGGAGGTGTCGATCCTTCAACAGCCAGCGCCGCAAGTCGTCTATGTGCCGGGTCCGCCGGTGCGGCGATGAGTGTCAATGTGCGGGTGTTGAACAGGGAGAAGCTCGCGGCGAAGCTCAAGCGTCTGGCGCCGGAAGTGCAACGGGCGCTCGGCGAGGCTAATGAGCGGGCGGCAACGGAGATGGTTGCCAGCGCGCGGAATCTGGCGCCGGTCGGCCTGACCGGGAATCTGGTCGCTTCGATCCGCGCCGAGTTCGTGGGCCGGGAGACAGGCGCGGTTAGGGTGAGCGCGGGCGGGGCAACGACGACAAAGCACGCTCGCGGCGGCCAGGGCAGTTATGATTATGCGTTAGGGGTCGAGTTCGGCACGAGCGACACGACGGCTGTTCCGTTCTTTTTCCCGGCGTTTCGGTTGGTAAAAAGGCGGCATCGGGGGCGCACGACACGCGCAATCAATCAGGCTCATAAGCGGGTGGCTAGTAAGTGAATGGCAATCGGCTCCTGGGCGGTGCAAGCGGCGATATATGATTTGCTGCTGACGGCCGGCATTGTCGGCCGGCGCATCTTTGACGCGGACGCGGTGCCTCCGGATGTGGTGTTCCCCTATATCGCGATCGGGGCGACGGAAGCGATCGGCGCCGACGTGATCGGCCGCGACGGGTCGAATGAGTTTCTGCCGCTGCATATCTGGGACCGCGCAAACCGTGAGGGCGGCCAGCGCGGCGGCCGCAATGTCGGGCTGATCGGCGACGAGCTCCACAGTCTCTTGAATGCCAAGCGGCTCGAGGTTGAGGGGCGCGATTGGGCGTTCTGTATCGTGCGGGATTTCCTGCGGACTCCGGATCCGGATCCGCTGACGACGCATGCGGTGTTGACGCTGCGAGTGCAGCATTTCGGGCCGCGCTTGGTGTAGTCGCCTCTTAGTTTAGTCGGGCGGTTGGTGGGTCGGTTCGCTGTTGCGGGCCGGCCTTTTTCGTTTTGGTCGGAGGACAGGATTATGGCGCAACAGAATGCAAGGGAGCTCGTCATCAAGCGTTCGACGGTTCCTGACGGAACGGGAACGCGAGTCTTTGTCTGCGGGCTGCGTACGCGTTCATTCACGATCGCAAACGCGGACATAGATTCGACCGTCCCGAATTGTGACGACCCCTCACTGCCGATCGTTGCGACGAGTGCTCCGGGTCGGCAGACTCTCGAGTTCACGGGCGACGGCCTGGCGGACAATGACGCGGTTGGGCTCATCATCTTTGATGATGCCAGACTGCAACGGCGGGTGATCTATGAAATCATTATTCCGGGGTATGGCACGTATATCGGGCCGATGGCGATTTATGATTGGGAGTTCTCCGGCGATATGGAAGAGCCGATGGCGTTCTCTGCCACTTGGCGGCCGACGGATGCGGGCGAGCTTATTTACACGCCGGCGGCGCCATAAATGGCAGTCTCCGTCAACGAAGCGACCGGCGAGGCTACGGTTGAGCTCGACGGCATAACGTTCCGCTTGCACGGCACAATGACGCGCATCGGGGATCTCGAGCGGGCGCTTGGTGTCGACGGCCTAATCGGCGTTAACGAGAAGCTCGCCAGGAAAAGTGCCGATGTAACGCTGACCGCGCTTCGCGCGCTTTGCACCTCCGGCAATGAAGCGGAGCTAGACGGTCTGCTGTTCGGCAGAATCATCGGGCCGGCGAGCGCGGCGATCTTTGCCGCGATCTTTGCGGCATTGCCTGAGGACATAGGCAAGCCAAGGGGAAACGCGGTCGCGGCCACGAAGGGCAACGGACTCCGTGGTCGCGATACCGCGAGATTGCCTACGGCGTCTTAGGCTGGCCGCCAGGGTCGTTCGATCGCGCTACGATCCGCGATCTGATCGAGGCGCTTGACGGCTGGCGGGAGATGAACGGCTCCAAAAAGAGCGGGGCGCCGATGACGCGTGAACGGCTCGAGGAATTGAAGGCACAGTATGGCAACTGATCTCGAGCGGTTAACAGTCTTAATCGAGGCAAATACCAAGTCGTATGAACGCGCGATGACGCGTTTGCAGGCGCAAACGGAAAAGGCAATCCGCGGCGCCTCGAAGTCGATCAAGTCGCTGGATAGCAGTCTTAATGCGGCGGCGCTCGGGGCGAAGGCATTCGTTGCGGCGTTCGTTATCAAGGAAGCCTCAAAACTTCCCGGGCTCATCCGCGACGTGGTGAAGGAAGCCGCGGACCTGGGCGATTTGGCCGAGCGTATCGGCCTCACGACGGACGCGCTGCAAGAGCTCAATTTCCAGGCGCAGCAAGCGGGCTCCTCTGCCGAAGAGATGGCGGCCGGCCTGGCGCAATTTTCCAAGCGCATTGGCGAGGCGTCGCAAGGCTCCGGTGATCTTTACAAGCTGCTGACGGCAAACGGTATCAAGCTCCGCGACACGGCCGGAGAGATACGGCCTATCAACGAGCTCCTCGCCGAGTTCGCAAACCTGATTGCGGGCGCCGGCTCGGAAGCGGAAGCCGCGGCGATTGCCGTCGACGGGTTCGGTAAGGGCGGCGCCGCCCTGGCGCTCGTCTTCAAGGACGGGGCGCCGGGGATCGCGCTGGCGGCGCAACAGGCGCAAGAGCTCGGACAGATTCTCGATAAGGATCTGGCGGAAGCGGCGCGCAAGGTTGACGACGATTTCGACGCGCTGTCTGGCACAATCTCTACATTCGTCAAGAATGAGGTTCTGATTTTCGTTCGCGATCTGGTGGCGGGCTTGAACGCGCTCGCTGACGCGGCGGATTTTGTGCGCGATGCCTACACGACGAGCGGCCAGGAAGCCCGGGCCGAGCTCGAGCGGATCGAGGCAAAGATAATCGAGCTCCGCGCGCAAGTTGAAGAGAACATGCGGATCAATATTGACGACGAGTTCGCGGTTGCGCGGCTCAATGCGTTGATCCGCCAGGCGGCCGAGCTCCGGTCGCAGCTTGCGCAAGAATACGATCCGCTAACGTCGATCAAAACGCCAGGGTCGATTCCAAGCGGGCCGAAGCGGGCAACGATCATTCCGCCAAAGCTTTCCGGTGGTGGCGGCGGTGGTGGCAGGGGCGGCGGTGGAGGTCGCGACGCGGCGGCCGATGCGGCGAAACGCGAGCGGGAGGAAGTTGTTGAGCTCATCGCGGAGCTCGAGCGCGAGCGGGAGTTGATTGGCGCCACAGATACCGAGCGGCGCATATCGAACGCGCTCCGCGATGCCGGCGCTGTCGCCACGGAAGCGCAAAAGCAACAGATCATTTCGCTCATCACAGCGATTGAACAGGAAGAGGCGGCGCAAGAGCGGTTGATTGATCGGCTTGACGAGTTCCGGTCAGTCTCCGAAGGCGCGCTCGATTCCTTCGTGCAATCGGTCATTGACGGCCAGGGCGCGCTCGAGGGGTTGCGAAGCGCATTGATTGGCGTGCTCGAGCAAATCATCAAAATCGCCGAGCAACAGTTGATTCTGAAACTACTCGGCGCCGGCGGGACGACGGGCGGCGGATTCCTCGGGGATCTATTCAGCAAGGGCATAGGGTCGCTTGGCAACGCGCCGAATGTCGCGCGGGTGGGACCGGCAACGGGCGGTCAGTCGAGCTCCAACACGGTGCATATTACCGCGGACGCTTCGCCGCTGCTGCATCTGTCGATCAGGCAGAGCTCGCAGGAAGCAGAGCATCGGGCGATAGCCAGGGGGCCGGCAGTGGCACGCAATAACGCGCAACGGTTCTCGGTGCCGTAGTGGTCAACATTCCCTGGCCGGAGAAGCTGAAACCATCGGCGTTCGGTTTCTATCATATCGACGTTGACACCTCGGGCGGCGCGGCGCTCGGCGGCGGCGAGCAATTCGTAATCTCGCCGGGGCCACGATGGGGCGCGGCAATGACGCTGCCGATCTTCGACCATGACGGGGTTTTGGCGGCTCGAGCTCTGCGCTCGAAATTGAAGGGGCGGGCCAATCCGGCGCTGTTGCCGAATTTCGACGGCGCGCGGTTGTCCTGGCCGGTGGATCCGCTGACGGGTGTTGTTATCACTCCGCGAGTAGCGAAGCGGCGGGACGGGACGCTCGGCCTCGGCGGGACGTCTTACGGCGGCGTCGAGATTCCGCCTGAGGCGGAGATTGTCGCAACCATGTTTGCGCCTGGCCTGACCGGCGAAACGCAAGTGCGGATTGAGATGACGCAAGGCGGCCCTATCCGCGAGGGGCAACAATTCGGGCTGTTAGGTGAGCGGCTGTATGAGATTGCCGACATAGTGTCGGTGGCGGGGACGCTGACAATCGTCAACGTTCTGCCGCGACTACGATCCAACGTCGACGCGGGGACGGCAGTGCAATTTACGCGGCCGCTCTGTCTGATGCGGTGCGTGAATATGGATAACGAATTGCGCAAGCTGGATATGTTGCGGTTTGCGACGTTGAATCTGGAATTTGTCGAGTTCTTCTAATGGGGTTCTTTGACGCCCCACAGTCTGTCCTCGCGCAAGGGCGCTCCGTCTTTTACGGGGAGCTCTATCGGGCGGGGTTCCTGTCGGGGCCTGCGTTTTATTGGGACGGGTTCGGCAACCTGGCGGCCTATGATGAAACCTGGCTGGGGCAGGGGCAGTTCGTCCAGCGGACAGAGATTCCGTTTGGTGTCGACGACGACGCGGGGCAACTGACGCTAACGCTCTCCGGCGTCGACGACGAGGTGATTGCCCGGGTGAGGGCCGCGGAGGCGGAATTCTATGGCCGGCCTCTGCAAGTGTGGGGGCAGTTTTTCGACGAGGCTCTGGCGCTCTCCGGCGCGCGGTTTCATCTGTTTGCAGGGACGATGGATTGCCCGACATATGGCGGCACGGGGCCGGGTAGTCGGTGGGTCACGATTCCCTGCGAGGGGGAATGGAGCGATCGCAACGGCGCGGCCTTTGAGTTCTTCACCAATGCTTCGCAGCAAAAGCGATATCCGGGCGATAAGGGCTTGGAATACGTCTACCGCTACCATGCCGGCGTGCTCCGGCCGTGGCCGCATTTCGGATGATCTTGCTCGGTGCGGATCCGCTCTCCCGGTTCATCAACCGGGCCGCGGTCACGCCGTTTGCCTGGGGGCGGTTCGATTGCCTCTTATGGCTCGCCGATTGGGTCATTGAGCAGCGGGAGGTTGATCCGGCCGGGTTCCTGCGAGGGCGCTATACGACGATGCTAGGGGCCGCCAGGATCGTTCGGGACGGCGGCGGCATGGTGGAGCTCGTCGATCGGCAAACTAATCTGGCGGGGCTGCGGAGGGTCGGCACGGGGCGGCCATTGCGCGGGGATATCGCTGTTGTTTCGATGCCTGGCATTGGCGGCGAGCATTTCGGCAATGCTGCCGGCGCGATTCTGCTCGGCGGGACGGTGGTCTTGCTCTGCCAGGATGGGTTGGTAATGCCGCGGCTTGCGGATGTGCCGGTGTTGATGGCGTGGAGGGTCTGACCTTTGCCACAGGTTATACCTTTTGCGGTCGCCTATGCGGCAAGCAATGCCGCGGCGGCGATTGGCGCTTCGGTGGCGACGCAAGCGACGATCGCGGCGACGGCGGCGACGGTCGCCGCGTCAGTGCAAACGACGGCAGTCCTTATTGGCGCGTCCTATGTGCTGGCGAAGCTGACGGCGCCGCCGGTGCCAAAGCCGAGCGACGGCCAGATAGAATTGAAGCAGGCAATTCCGCCGCGGTTCTTCACCTATGGCGGGTTTCGTACGAATGGGCCAATCCTGCTGTTCGAGGTGGCGGACGCGGGCCACGATCTCTTGAAGATTGTCGGGTGGGGAACGCGGCCGATAGGGGCAATCCAGAAGTTCTACATCGACGGCCACGAGCGGGCGCTTGATGGCACGGGCGGAATTCCGGAAGAGGAATTCCGCTTCGTCGACGATGACACGCACGGCTTTTTGCACACTCACTTAGGCGCCGAAGATCAGGCGGCCGACGCGGCGCTGTTGGAATGGGTCGGGTGGTCGACCAATCATCGGCTGCGGGGGATCCCTTACGGGTTCGAGCGGCTCTACAGTCAGGATGCGGAGGATTTTCAAGAGGCGTTCCCGAACGGGCCGCCGACGATGGAAATTGTCGCCGGCGTCAATGTGTATGATCCGAGAAAGGACAGCACAAACGGCGGGACGGGCTCGCATCGGCGCGGCTATGAAAACCGGCACACATGGGAATATTCCGACAATCAACGACTGTGCGCGCTGGATTGGCTCACCTGGCGCGACGGCTACAACAAGTCGTTCGATCGGATCGATTGGCCGTCGTGGATTGAGCAAATTGCGCTCGCCGACGAAAACGTACCGCTAAAGGTCGGCGGCGGAGCGACTGAGAAGCGATATCGGATCGCGACGCGGGTCGGGTATGACGAGCCGCGATCGCGGGTGTTGCATCGGATCTTGCAAGCCGGGGATCAGCAACTCTACGTGACGCGTGACGGGCTCATAGCGTCGCGCGGCGGTAAGTGGGACGCGCCAACGGTGGGGCTCGAGGTCGAGCAATTTCCGGAAATGTCGTTCACGCACGGCGTCCCCATGATGGAGAGATGCAACGAGTTTGAATTAACGTGCATGCTGCCTGAGCGGGATTATGGGGAGTTCGAGCTCGAGCCTTGGGTGAACGCCGCGGATCCGGAGCATATTGCCGGCATCATCCGGCGTCAGCCGCTCGATCTATCAATGGTGCCGAGCAACGGCCAGGCGCGGCGCCTCGCCAAAATCTATATGTCGAAACGCAATCCGGCTTGGTCGGGCCAAGTGCGCACAAGCTTTCGCGGCCTTGACGTCTTGGGCGAGGATAAGGTTTCGCTGGCGTTCTCGGAGCTCGATCAGCCGGCGGGAACGTTCAACGGTCCATTTTGGATCAACGGCCAAATTGCTTTTCTGCCGGACAAAACCGGGCTGACAATGGCTGTCTCCGCGGCAGATCCGACGGCCTATGATTGGAATCCGGCAACGGAAGAGCTCGAGCCGCCGGAAGCGCCCGGGGTCAATGAAGACGCCGCAATTGAGCTCGCGCCGGATGTCGTCGACGAGGATGAGGTAACGGCGTTCGACGAGGATGAGTCGGTTGCGCGCGACGAGGTAGATACCTGAATGGCGAAGTTCGACGACACGCTTTGGTTTGGCACGGCGCGTTATATTGCGGCTGCGACAAGTACCGAGATTTTTGGGCCGGCGCCCGATCGGCGAATGACGGTCATCGTCTCCGGCTCCGGCATTTCGATTGACGATTTCGGGGTGGTGGAGAACGTCGCCAATCGAACCTGGCGCTTCGTTCTGTGGGGGGGCGTCAACACCATCGTTAACGGCGTTCGCAATCTTTGCTCGAGCGGCGCCGATATCGTCACGGCGCCCGGGGATCTGTCGCTAATCAACGGCGACACTGACGGCAATTGTGTGATCTTCCATTTCCGCGCGCTCGGCATGGTCGCGGACGTCTTCACGGTGGCAACGCTGCCGGCGGCGGGAACGATCGGGCGTAAGGCAATGGTTAGCGACGCGACGACGCCGGCGTTTCTCGCTGTGCTGACGGGCGGCGGTGCAGTGTTAACGCCGGTCTTCGATGACGGCACGGTGTGGAGGGCGGGCTAATGCCGGGCGAAGAATTTCCACAACATGCGCCATTCAATTTGCTGGACGTCGATATTAGCCAGGATGCGGATTGGAACGATCCGTTTCAAATCATCGAAGCAAACGACGATCCGCTGGACCTGACCGGCCTCGTTCTCGAGCTCTACATTCGCCCCAAGTTCGGGCACGATACGCTGCTAAAAAAGCTTTCGACGGTGGGCTCGGCGGGAATCATCGTCGACAATCCGGTTGAGGGAATGGCTTATTTCTTCCTCGATCGCGCGGTTGTCTTGGCCGATCTGCCGGTGGGCGAGTGGCAGCAATTTCTGGTGCTCACTGAGGGGTCGCTGCAAACCGAAATCTGGCGCGGCCAGATACGGATTCACCCTGGTCTAATCGCGGCCTAAACGGCCGCTCTCCGTTCCTGAGAGGTTGGTAATGGCGCTCACGCCTCGCCTAATCGTACGCATGCCGGCGCCGGCGCTCCGCGGCGCGGTTGAGGTCAATGTCAACGTTAACATTGTCTGGCACGATCCGGTGCGGTTCGTCGCGACAAGCGGGACGTTGGCAACGGATTTCAACACGGGCGACACCTATGACGGGCTGACGCTCGCGGCCGGCGACCATTTCCTTTATCAGCCGCTCACGGCGGGCGCCTCGGTGCCTGGCGTGACGGTCGGAATTTACGTTGTTGGCGCCGGCGCTCCAGTGCGGCGGGTGACGGAAGATGCCGGCAATGAATTTGTAACGCCGGTCGGCAATTGCGCGGTGCGCGTCCTGGCGGGGACAATCGGCGCCGGCACGGCCTGGATATGCTGCAACGAAACGGCGCCGGCGGTAGGGACGGATGCGATCGTTTTTCGCATGTTCGAGCTCGCCAGCGGCGGCGGTGCGACTGAGCTCCTAGACGCCTCCGACGACATTGCGACGTATAGCGAGGGGTCGAATGTAATCGCAACGGCCGGATACAATGCCGCGATCGACGCCGGCGGTATGACGTGGCGGCGGCGCACGACGACGGCGCCAACGACACTTAGCTACTTCCGGCGCCAGGATTTCGGCGGCGTTTGGTATGAGGCGGCGGCGAAGCGCATCATTCACGGCGAGAGTCTCGGGATATTCGGCGAGGGCGTGGGGGTCGATATTGGGCCGGCGCTGAATGAGGCGATTGCCTGGCTCGGCGGGAAGGGCGGCGGCCGGATTATTCTTCCTCCCGGGCTCTGCTACTCAAATACGGATTTACTCTGTGACACCAGCGGGATTTGGATTCAGGGTTCCGCGGAAGGATCCTCGGAGGGCAGTTTCGGGACGGTGTTTCACCTGGGCGCGGATAAGACGTTCCATTTCGGCACGGCCGGCGGAACGGAGCGGTATGCCTTCAAAGCCTCCGACATGAAGCTTACGCAAGCGACCGGCGGAACGGCGTATTTCTTCCACGCCCACAACACGCGAAATATGAAGTTCCAGAATCTGCAATTGAAGGATCTATACGGGTTCCTTCATGCGGGCGATGCGATCGCTGCGAGCGATGCGCGTATGATCTTTATGGAGTCCATTGAAGGCGGCGTACGACGCGTGACGGGCGGGTCAGAGCATTTCATCTTCGCCGACAACATGGGCGCGCTAATGATGTCGGATGTTGTCGTTGAGGGATTCACGGATCCGGGCCAGTCCTTCATTTATCAGCCATATCATTCCGGATTTTCGGCCAATAAGCCCGACGGCTGTCTGTGGACGAATGTCGGCGCGAGCCTGTGGGATTATGGGCTGTGGTTCGAGTGGGGCATCGGCAATCTGCTTTGCACTAATTCATGGTTTGATCGCTGCAACACGACGGGGCTCAAAATTCGATCGCGGGCCGCGACGGCGGGTCTGCGCTTTAACAACTGCCACTTTGTCGGGATCAACCCGCCGCATGTCGGGCATATCGGAATCGACCTGGGGGAAGAGGGCAATACGATCAGCCGGTTTGAAATCAGTGACAGTCAAATCTGCCATTGGGGGCAGCATGCAATGGTGCTCAACAATTCCCCAAATGGCATTAGCATCGTCAACAATCAGTTCGAGGATAATTGCACGGGCGGCACGGGGCCGGGGCTTTACCCTGTGGTCATCATCGGCGGAACAACCTTCAATCTGAAATTCACGGACAATCAAATCTATCGTGCGGTCACGATCGGCAATTTCGCCTTTGCTCCGCTCAATGGGATTCAGATCGACACGACGCATGCCAACGTTGAGGTTTGCAACAATACGATCACGGGCGTACTCGGCGAGCCGGTCGTCAATCCGCATCGTGAGAATCCCAAAACGCGGAAGGTTTACGGGAATTCCGGCCAGGTGCTCGAGGGCACGACGCAACAACTAGGGCCGTGGATGCGGTCAGACATTATCGCCAATCTCAGCGATAATACGATGACCTTCCTCGGCGTTCAGCCGGTGGCGAACAATGGTCATATTCAAATCGTAATGACGGCGCGCGGGCGCCTGTGGGGCGTCTGGATAACCATTCGCGGGACGATCGCAACGCCGTCAGTCAATGCTATTTCGGTGCGGGCGTCGATCAATGGAACGGTGCAGGCGTTTGCGGCGGCGTTGGATCTTGGCGAGTCGAGCTCTTACACGCTGCCGACGGCGGACGGCATCGCGTTTGAGGCGGGTGATCGGATCGGAATGCTGCTTACGACACCATCGGATTATACCGCCTCGGGAACGCCGGTCGACGTGACGGCCGGCCTCGTTGTCTATTACGATTGAAGGGAGAGCTCTGATGTCTTTAGAGATTGTCAACGGGCCGACTATCCCGGGGCGAGGGTCACTTTCCGACGGGGTTGATGTGTCGGCCGGCCAGGTCATCCGCATTACCTGCCCGGAGGAATGGACTCCAGCCAATATCAGCTTTCAGATTAGCTCTGATGGCCTGATGTATAACTCGCTGTATAATCAGCGGGGCGAGGAAATCGTTTTGCCGTGCGGACCGAAGCGCGCCATCGTCCTGAATTGGACGGGGCCGGCCTGGCGCGCGATCGCGTTCCTGAAAATCCGCTCCGGTTCGGAAGGAAATCTGGTTCCGCAACCGGCGCCGCGGCAATTTGCGATCGCGATTTGGGTCGGGCCAGAAACGACGGCGCCGGCTGAGTAATGCCGTGGAGGGGCCTGTTACCTGGCAGGCACTTCTGCTGCTCACGTCGGCGACGATTATCGTCAACGCTACTACGGCATGGTTTGTCGGGATGCTCGTCTACAAGGTGAGCGTGCTGCTCGGCGGGCTTGAAAAGCGCATCATGCGGCTGGAATTTTTAATCGAAAAGGGGAAGTGAATGGCCGCGCTTGTTAGTGCTCCGGTCTATGCCTGGGATCGGCCGGCCGGCCTCTCGCCGCACGTCTCCGGGCGCTCGGTGTGGGCCTGGTGGCATTATTTCCAGCGAGCATTCACGGATTTGCCGAAGGGCAGCGACTATTACGACACGCAATATTTAAATCCGAGCGGGCAGGGTTCCTCAGACTGGGGCAGCTACATAAAGGATCGCCCGCTTAGCCGCCCCACGATCGGCGGCACTGGTCCGGCCTATCAAGAGGAATGGCGTCGCGTTGATATGCAACACGACTGTGAGCAGGCATGGCATGCGGGGTTAGACGGCTTCCAAATTAACTGCATCAATCATTTTACAAATACGCAAGACGGCGCGGTGCTGCCCAACATTCTCGAGGGCGCGACACGCGCGGCGGCGGTCGGCTGTCCCATAAAAATAATGCTGATGAGCGACGGCATAACGGGCTCTCAAACCTCGGCCGCGGCTAAGGGCGCATACTTCGCGCAATTCAAAAATCATCCGCACGTTTTGAAGACGAGTGACGGAAAGCTCGTGCTTGGAAGCTTCGCTCCGGAATTGTCGGCCGGCGGCGATCCCGCACACTGGCAACAAGTGATCGCTGCAATCGGCAGTCCGGTTTACTTCATTCCGAGTTTTCTCAATCCGGGCCTGTGCATGAGTCCGTCTTGGGTCGCGATCACGCAAGGGTGCGGGATTTGGGGAGGCAATGTCTTCTCTACGCAAGCGCAAATGGTTGCCATCGGCCGCCAGGTTATGGATGGCGGCCGCGAGTGGATGCCGACGGCGTTTCCGGCGGACTATCGCCCGAATTTTAATACCGGCGCAGTGCATCAGTATCGGGAAAGCAGCGGCTCGCGATTGTATCGCCAGGCGTGGGCCGATGCGATTGGAGCTCACCAATACAATCCGGCGAAGTCCAATAAAGTGTCGATCGCGACGTGGAATGATTACTCGGAACATAATCACTGCGGGATCAGCGAACCGGGCGTCGGCACACAATCCTTTTTCCGCGACATGACGTGCTATTTTTCGATCCGCTATAAGACGGGATCGCCTCCGGTCATCCTTCGCGATCAGTTGGGGCTCTGCCACAGAATCGAGCGAACCGACACCTGGCCGGCGACAGGATCCGGTCAGCCGTCAGCGACTCCGAATGCCTCGGGCGCGGCGGCTGACGCAGCGACCAATAACATTGAGGCAATCGCTTATCTGAGCTCCGCGGGTTCGCTCGAGGCGGATCGGGGTGACGGCGTGATCGGGCCGGTTGTCTCCGGCTCCGGCCTCCAAGTGACGACGGTTCCGATGGCGGTGAACATGACGCCAAAGGCGCGAGTAAGGCGCTCGAGCTCGCAAGCGGCGGCGCTGACGTCGACGTTTCCGGTGCGGGGGAGCTCCAAGTCACAGGATCTTCAATACAAGGGCTCAACGAGTGTCGCGGCGGGGGGAATCCCTCCAGTCGAGCCGGTGAAGCCTCCGGCAACGCCTCCTCCGGTGGCGGGCGGGTGGTCGCCGGATGTGCTCGGCGCGCGGATATTGCTGTTCGGCCCTAACGCTAGCTGGTCGGGCTCGAGTCTGGCGGCACTTCCGAATGCCGGCGTCGATTGGCAGGGCATAGCAACGGTCGCTGGTCCGCCGACACGGGGCGCCGATCTGAAGGGCCTGGCGACGGTGCGGGCTGACGCGGCGGCCGAGATGGTCACGTACCAGCTAAAGGATATTCCGGCCGGTGGGCTGTGGTTCTTCTGGTACGGCAAGGCGCTGACCGCGGCCTCTGACCAGGCGTTCATTGGCCATAAATGGCCGACGGCCGCCGGTGGCGTTGCGGCTTATCTCTGTTCCAGCGGGTCGGCAAAATCGACGACAATGGGCAACGGCTATGGCGATAACGCGCCACGGTTCCGCACGGCCTCGAATGCTGTTCGCGATACAGAGCCGCATTGCCTGTTCTCACAGATCGGCATGCTCAACGAGCTCTATGTCAACGGCCGGGAGGTTGCCGTTACCGCGTCGCTGATTGGTGAGGCTCCGGCTTATCCGGCCGGCGCTTGGGTCTGTTTCCATAGTGGCGCCGGCAACGAGGTCATCAACGCTGAGACTCTGGTGTTGATGGTGGGTGTCACGCCCGCGCCCTCGCCGGCCGATAGGCAGCGGCTCGAAGGATGGGCGTGCTGGATGGGCGGCTCGCAATCATCGCTGGACCCGGAGCATCCTTACGCCAAGGCGCCGCCGATGCTTGATGAGGTTCCGCCAGGCGGGCCGATCGAGGTTGATGTGTCCGGCCAGGCCGAGCACGAGGGCCGTGTGTTTGAGTTTGAAGGAACACTAGAGGTTCGTGAGGTGGAGTGATGAAATTAATTGCACGCGCAATTGCGCTAATTGGGCTGACTGTTTCCGCCCCCGTTAGCGCCAAGTCGAATATCGATACCTCGCTTAATCTTTGGGGCGAGGATTATCCCGCCGCCACCTCCGCCTTCACATCCGAGCTTCGCTATGTCGGCGGCCTCGGCTGTTTCAAGCGCACTACGCCTGGCACCGATCACAAGCTCAACACGGAACAGGAAACATTTCTCGACAACACTGTGCAGGATTTCGTGTGGGAACCTTGCGCTTACATCGCTAACAGCGAGGACAACACCGATCCCGATTTTGGCACGCTCTTAATTGAGAATGTCGCGGATTATCACGCGGCGCGACCAAGCGGAAAATTTATCGCCCATGTGGAGATTACTGAATTTGCCGATGTGCTCCCTGACAGTCATATTATTTACAACACCGCTACCGAGTATTACCGCGATATGTTCGTCTATAGGGAAGGATGCAACGGTACTGGAGTGCCGGGATATCCTGAATGCGTGTTTCCAACTGACCTTGCAAAGAACATTAACGACGCTTACATTATGGATATCAACAATATTAATTATCGTAACTTCATGGCCGATGCTTTAGCCCGCGAGATGGCGGATCATGGCATTGATGGAATCGTTGTAGATAATGTTCACCCTACTCCCAACGACTACACCGATATTGATTACAAAAAGCCTCCCTTCTATGGCACCATTCGCGCCTGCGACTGGATTCGCACCGTGATTGATCGCAACTACGCGGCCGGCTCCTGCAATTACAACACTACCTCCATTCCGTGGTCGCCTGGCGCCAATAGCTGGGACACCTCTTGGGTTTCCTTTTTCACCGCCCTTCAAGCCGAGATCGCTACCACCTCGCGGCCTAGCATGACTGTGTATGCTTCTCCGGTGAAGGATGATTATGCTTTCTCTAATTCGCTCCTTCCCCAGGTTGACGGCTATGTGCAAGAGGATTTCGCCGGCACTGTAGCTGGCGCCCCCCTGCCCTCTACTGTTCTCTGCCCCGGAGACGAGCCTAGTCCCTACGGTGCGCCGCTCGCCGTTCTCCCGCATGGATTCTATTGCACCATGCGAGATATGAAGCAGCTAATGGCTGCTGCCGACACCGCTGCGAAGCCAATCATCTTCACCGCTGAAACCAAAATTGACGCCGGCTCGGCGTGGTGCGGCGGCCCCGTTCCGGCCACGGCCCCTTGGGATACTCTTGGCACTACCGCAAACGCCTGCTCTCTTGACGGTAATCTCAACCCAACTACCGCCCTCCTCCAACACAATTACATGCGCTACTACACCGCCGCATTCCTCATCGCCAACGATGGAAACATTCGTTTCAAGTTCGATCACCCGACTGTCACTGGCGACCAATACAACGCTATGCCCTATTATTATCAGTGGCGTTGCAACATCGGAACGCCCGATAACGGCCCTCTCCTTATGACCAAGGGGACATTTGACGACGGAACGACGGATCAGAACAACACTAACGCCGCAGACGATGACAGCTACATATTCCTACGCTCTTACTCCGGCGGTAAGGTTTGGCTCAACACCACTGATGCGGCGTACGCTGCCGGGCCTGTCGGCGTCGTCCTTTACGACACAGCCGATGTGTCATATCCGGCAGATCAGACAATCAACGTTCCCGCTCACTCGGGTCTGATCCTTTACAATTCCTTGTCCCGTTGCCCCTAGGAGGACACAATGCGTCGAAATTGTCTTGCTCTAGCCGTGCTGCTGGGTCTATCCGCTCCGGCCGCCGCCCAAATAACCAATGCTGAAATTGCCCTTAACTATTGGGGCGATAGTTGT